TCAACAAATGACCAGAACACCGCATTGCAGAGAAATGCGCTCGATAGCGCAGGATGTGAGCTGATTTTTGAAGACAAGATGAGCGGTAAGACATCCGAAAGGCCAGGACTAAAAAAGGTACTCCGGACGCTATCAGAAGGCGATACGCTGGTGGTCTGGAAGCTCGATCGGCTCGGTAGAAGCATGCGGCATCTTGTCGTTCTGGTGGAGGAATTACGAGAGCGAGGGATTAATTTTCGCAGCCTGACAGACAGCATAGACACATCTACCCCGATGGGGCGATTCTTCTTTCATGTTATGGGCGCGCTGGCAGAAATGGAAAGAGAGCTCATTGTTGAGCGTACCCGCGCCGGGCTGGCAGCGGCCAGGCAGCAAGGGCGTATCGGTGGCAGGCGGCCAAAACTGACAGTGCAACAATGGGCGCAGGCCGGGCGACTCCTTGAGGCAGGGGAAAGCAGGAAGCGTGTTGCGCTAATTTTTGATGTGGGTATCTCCACGCTGTACCGAAAATTTCCCGCGTCTGCCGTGACGCCATTGTCTGAGCGGTCAGACACTCCTGTATAAATGAACATGCTTTCTCATTTATGTAACCTGAAATCAGGCACATAAGAGAGGCAAGGCTATGCAAAAAGCAGTTATTGGGGCGGCAACTATTTACTGTGGTGACAGCCTGGAAATTTTGCGCGAACTCACTGGCGAATTTGATGCAGTAATTACTGATCCGCCTTATTCCAGCGGTGGTATGACGCGAAGCGATCGACAGGCCAAACCCTCCGGAAAGTATGTAGGCAATAACAACTACCATGAGTTTTACGGTGATAACAGAGACGTGCGCTCCTGGGCGTTCTGGATGACGCAGTGGATGAGTCAGGTTAACCGCCTGGTTAAGTCAGGTGGGTATGCCATGGTTTTCACTGACTGGCGGCAGCTTCCAACGCTTACTGATGTTTTCCAGGCTGGCGGCTTTGTGTGGCGTGGGCTGATTCCGTGGGATAAAACGCTTTCAACCCGTGCGCCTCATACCGGTTATTTTCGCCATCAGTGCGAATACGTTGTCTGGGGAAGTAACGGACCATTGCCTAAAAGTCTGCATGGTGGCCCCTGGCCGGGTATGGTGACTCGTCGGGTTATTCCGTCTCAAAAACTCCATATGACCGGCAAACCGATTGAGCTAATGGAAAGCCTGATTGCCCCCGTTCCCCCTGGCGGCCATATTCTTGATCCATTTATGGGGAGTGCATCAACTGGTGTTGCTGCGCTTAGGAAGGGATATACATTTACCGGGATTGAAATGAGTCAGCAGTATTTTGATATCTCATGCGAACGCCTGGAAAAAGAAAACGCAGATATCCGCGCGGGCGTATTGTGTGATTAAGGGGACAATGCCGCGTAGCTGTCTGCGCGGCTCATTCAATTCACCATAGGGCGAAACCTAAACACCGGAGGGTTCGCCGTATGGCTCAGGATTATCACCACGGTGTGCGCGTCGTTGAGGTCAACGATGGCACCCGCCCCATTTCAACAGTAAGCACGGCTATTGTCGGTATGGTCTGTACCGGCGATGATGCAGATGCGTCCGTGTTCCCCATCAATAAGCCGGTCCTGCTTACCGACGTGCTGACCGCCAGCGGTAAAGCAGGCGAGTCCGGCACTCTCGCCCGCTCTCTGGATGCAATTGCCGACCAGGCTAAACCCGTGACCGTCGTTGTGCGCGTTGCACAGGGTGAAACCGAAGCGGAAACAACCTCCAACATTATCGGCGGCGTGACAGCTGACGGTAAAAAAACGGGCATGAAAGCGCTGTTATCTGCGCAGTCCCAGCTCGGCGTTAAGCCGCGCATTCTTGGCGTGCCGGGGCACGACACGCAGGCGGTTGCTACTGAGCTGCTGAGCGTGGCGCAGAGTCTGCGCGGGTTTGCTTATCTTTCCGCCTACGGCTGCAAAACTGTGGAAGAGGCCATTGCCTACCGAGCTAATTTCAGCCAGCGCGAGGGGATGCTGATCTGGCCTGATTTCATCAGTTTTGACACCGTGATGAATGCTGACGCAACGGCTTACGCCTCAGCCCGTGCGCTTGGCCTGCGTGCCAAAATTGACGAACAGACCGGCTGGCACAAATCCCTTTCCAACGTGGGCGTGAACGGCGTCACCGGCATTTCTGCGGATGTGTTCTGGGATTTGCAGGACCCGGCAACCGATGCGGGGCTGCTGAACCAGAACGATGTCACCACGCTGATCCGCAAGGACGGTTTCCGCTTCTGGGGTTCCCGCTGCCTCAGTGACGATCCTCTGTTTGCCTTTGAAAACTACACCCGCACCGCGCAGGTGCTGGCTGACACCATCGCAGAAGCGCACATGTGGGCGGTGGATGGCGTGCTTAACCCGTCGCTGGCACGCGACATTATCGAAGGTATTCGCGCCAAACTGCGCAACCTGAAAACGCAGGGCTACATCATCGGCGCCGACTGCTGGCTGGATGAGTCCGTAAACGATAAAGATTCCCTGAAAGCCGGGAAGCTCACTATCGATTACGACTATACGCCGGTACCGCCTCTGGAAAACCTGATGCTGCGCCAGCGCATCACCGATCAGTATCTGCTGGATTTCTCCAGCCAGGTCAGCGCGTAAGGGGACAATATGGCATTACCACGCAAGTTAAAACACCTGAATCTGTTTAACGACGGGAACAACTATCAGGGGATCGTTGAATCTCTGACCCTGCCTAAATTCGGCCGCAAGTTTGAAAAGTATCGCGGCGGCGGAATGCCCGGTTCGGCGGATGTTGATCTGGGGCTGGATGATGGCGCGCTGGACACTGAGTTTTCAATCGGTGGCACCGAGCTGCTGTTATTCAAGCAGATGGGTAAAGCCACCGTTGATGGCATCCAGCTGCGTTTTACCGGCTCCATTCAGCGTGACGATACCGGCGAAGTGCAGGCCGTTGAGCTGGTTGTACGCGGGCGACATAAAGAAGTCGATTCCGGCGAATGGAAAACCGGCGAGAGCAACACCACAAAAGTCAGCAGCACCAACAGTTACGCGAAGCTGACCATCAACGGCGAGGTGCTCTATGAGGTTGATGTGATCAACATGATTGAAATCGTTGATGGCGTGGACCTGATGGAAGAACACCGCAACGCCCTGGGCCTTTGATCTACTTTAAAGGCGCGGGCAGCCGCGCCAGTACCTTATTAACAGGAAATGACAATGAGCGAACAACAGACTGAAAAAACCGTACAGCTGGACACTCCAATCAAACGCGGTGAAACCGAAATTGCCGAAATTGTGCTGCGCAAGCCGCAGTCCGGCGCGCTGCGTGGCACCCGTCTGCAGGCGATCATGGATATGGACGTCGGCGCGATGATGACGATTATTCCCCGCATCTCCACGCCCGCGCTGACCGCTCAGGAAATGGCTGAAATGGACCCCGCCGATCTCACCGCGCTGTCGGTTGAGGTGGTCACTTTTTTGTTGAAGAAATCGGTGCTTGCCGGTTTGCCGACAGCCTGACGGTAGAAGACCTGGTGGCTGATATCGCCACCATTTTTCACTGGCCGCCGTCCGTCACTGACGTTATGCCGCTGACCGAAGTGCTGGAGTGGCGGCATAAAGCGATTCAGAGAAGCGGGGCCAGCGATGAGTGACACTAACCTGCGTTTGCAGGTAATTCTTAATGCGGTTGATAAACTCACCCGCCCATTCCGATCAGCGCAGGCCAGTTCTAAAGAGCTGGCTACCGCCATTCAGCAAAGCCGCGCAAGATTAAAAGAACTGGACGCCCAGGCGGGCCGTATTGACGGTTTCCGCAAGGCAAGCGCGCAGCTGGCCGTCACCGGCAACAGTCTTAAAGCCGCACGCGAAGAAGCGGCGAAGCTTGCCACGCAGTTCTCGGCCACTAACCGGCCGACGGCGGCGCAGGCGCGTCTGCTGGAGCAGGCAAAAAACCGCGTTAACGAGCTGCAGAGCAAATACAACGGCCTTCGTCAGTCGGTGCAGCGTCAGCGTCTTGCGCTCAATGAGGCCGGGCTGGACACCAAAAAGCTGAGCAGTGCGCAGCGGGAGCTGCGGCAGAATGCCGACGAAACCCGGCAGGCGCTGGACCGACAGCAGAAATCCCTTAAACGCCTGGGCGAGCAGCAGGCCCGTATGAACGCCGTCCGCGATCAGTATTCGCGGCGCCTTGAGGTGCGGGATCGTATTGCGGGCGCCGGAGCAACGACGACTGCCGCCGGGCTGGCGATGGGCGCGCCGGTGATGGCTGCCGTTAAAAGCTATGCCAGCATGGAAGATGCGATGAAAGGCGTGGCAAAGCAGGTTAACGGGCTGCGGGACGACAACGGCAACCGCACAAAACAGTTTTATGACATGCAGGATGCCATCAAGGCCGCCAGTGAACAACTGCCGATGGAGAATGGCGCCATCGACTATGCCGCGCTGGTTGAAGGTGGCGCCCGCATGGGCGTGACAAACCAGAACGATTCTTACGAAGACCAGAAGCGTGACCTGCTGGCCTTTGCATCTACTGCTGCAAAGGCCGCAACGGCATTCGAGCTGCCCGCTGATGAGCTGGCGGAGGGGCTGGGGAAAATCGCGCAGCTCTATAAAGTGCCGACCCGCAATATTGAACAGCTTGGCGATGCCCTGAACTACCTGGACGATAACGCCATGTCTAAGGGCGGCGATATCATCAATGTGCTGCAGCGCATGGGCGGCGTGGCTGACCGGCTTGATTTCCGCAAGGCGGCCGCGCTGGGTTCCACCTTCCTGTCTCTGGGCGCCGCGCCTGAAATTGCCGCTAGCGCATCAAATGCGATGGTACGCGAACTGTCGATTGCAACCATGCAGAGCAAGCGGTTCATGGAAGGTATGGATCTGCTGAAACTCAATCCAGAAGAGATTGAAAAGCAGATGACAAAGGACGCAATGGGGACCATTCAGCGTGTGCTGGAGAAGGTCAACAAACTGCCGCAGGACAAGCGCCTGTCGGCCATGACGATGATATTTGGCAAGGAGTTTGGCGACGATGCGGCAAAGCTGGCAAATAACCTGCCGGAGCTGCAGCGACAGCTGAAACTTACCTCAGGCACTGAGGCTAACGGCTCCATGCAGAAAGAATCCGATATCAATAAGGATTCACTTTCCACGCAGTGGTTGCTTGTTAAAACGGGCGCGCAGAACGCTTTCAGTAGCCTGGGTGAAACCCTGCGCCAGCCGCTGATGGATATCATGGGGTACGTCAAAAGCGTTACCGGGGCACTGCGTCGATGGATTGAGGCTAACCCGCAGCTGGCGGGCACGCTGATGAAAGTGGCCGCAGCCACTGCTGCGATCACCGTTGTACTCGGCACGCTGGCGGTGGCTGTGGCTGCCGTGCTGGGGCCACTTGCGGTGATCCGCTTGGGACTGTCAGTGCTGGGTGTAAAAACACTCCCCTCCGTTATGTCTGCAGTGACCCGTACCGGCGCCGCGCTGTCCTGGCTGGCAAATGCGCCGCTTTCCATGTTGCGCCGTGGCCTGGCGGCATCCGGCAGCAGCGCCGGATTGCTGGCGTCTCCCCTTAACTCCCTGCGCCGTTCTGCCGGGCTGGCTGGCAGTGCGCTGAAAGCGCTGGCTGGTGCTCCGCTTGCTGTTCTTCGCGGCGGAATGTCTGGTATTCGCAACATTATCGGCATGGTAATGAATCCGCTTGCTGCGTTGCGCGGGGGATTATCCGCAGCCGGTGGCGTGCTGCGTTTTCTGGCGTCCGGCCCGCTGGCCCTCCTTCGTGTTGCGCTGTACGGGATTTCTGGATTGCTGGGCGCCCTGCTTAGTCCGATAGGGCTCGTTGTGGCGGCGCTGGCTGGCGTGGCGCTGGTTGTCTGGAAATACTGGCAGCCGATAAGCGCATTTTTAGGCGGAGTGGTTGAAGGATTCAAAGCTGCAGCTGCGCCTATCAGTGCGGCGTTTGAGCCACTGCAGCCTGTTTTCCAGTGGATAGGTGACAAAGTCCAGGCATTGTGGGGCTGGTTTACTGATCTGCTGACGCCGGTTAAATCCACCTCTGCAGAGCTGCAAAGCGCGGCGTCGATGGGGCGGCAGTTTGGGGAGGCGCTGGCGGCAGGGCTGAACATGGTCATGCACCCGCTGGATTCGCTTAAATCGGGTGTGTCCTGGCTGCTTGAAAAACTTGGCATTGTCAGCAAGGAGGCGGCCAAAGCGAAGCTTCCTGAGCAGGTCACGCGGCAGCAGCCAGCCACGGTAAACAAAGACGGTAAAGTGGTGCTGCCACCAGGCGGATTCCCGACGATGGGTTTTGCTGGTATGTACGACAGCGGCGGTACCATTCCGCGCGGCCAGTTCGGGATTGTGGGTGAGAATGGCCCGGAGATAGTGAACGGCCCGGCAAATGTCACCAGCAGGCGGCGTACTGCTGCGCTGGCTTCCGTTGTTGCGGGCGTCATGGGTGCGGCAGCGGCTCCTGCTGAAGCCTCGCCGCTCCATCCATATAGTCTGCCAGCTTTAGAGTACAAACCAAGCCAGTCAGCTAAATCCGTCAGTGCGCCGCAGTCAATTCGTTATGAAATTAACGCGCCTATTCATATCACTGCCCAGCCGGGGCAGAGCGCGCAGGATATTGCCCGCGAAGTGGCGCGGCAGCTTGATGAGCGTGAACGCAAGGCCAGGGCTAAAGCACGCAGTAATTTCAGTGATCGAGGAGGTTACGAATCATGATGATGGTGTTGGGGTTGTACGTATTCATGCTGCGCACCGTGCCGTATCAGGAGCTGCAGTATCAGCGCAGCTGGCGGCACGCAGCCAACAGCCGGGTTAACCGGCGCCCGTCAACGCAGTTTCTTGGACCGGATAACGATACGCTTACTCTGTCCGGTGTCCTGCTGCCGGAGATTACCGGCGGCAGGTTGTCTTTGCTGGCGCTGGAGCAGATGGCGGAGCTGGGAAAAGCCTGGCCTCTGATTGAGGGGAGCGGGACGATTTACGGCATGTTTGTGATCGAGAGTCTGAGCCAGACAAAAACAGAATTTTTTGAGAGCGGTATGCCCCGGCGCATCGAATTTTCGCTGAGCCTGAAGCGGGTGGATGAGTCGCTGTCTGATATGTTCGGCAGCCTCAGCGACCAGCTCAGTAATTTGCAGGAATCTGCCACCTCTGCGATAGGCAATATGAAAAATACGGTTGGAGGGTTACTGCAGTGAATTTCAGCTCTGATCTCCTGAACCTGAACAGCAAAACTCCCGGTTTCAGTATCATCATTGAAGGTAAAGATGTGACTACCGTGCTGGATGCGCGCCTGATGAGTCTGACGCTGACGGATAACCGGGGCTTTGAAGCGGACCAGCTTGATCTTGAATTGGACGACTCGGACGGGCTAATCGTTCTGCCGCGTCGGGGGGCCGTTATTCAGTTTGCGCTGGGGTGGAAAGGTCAGCCGCTTTTTCCGAAAGGGGCGTTTACTGTCGATGAGATTGAGCACAGCGGCGCGCCTGACCGTCTCACAATCCGCGCGCGTAGTGCAGATTTCCGTGAAACCCTGAATACGCGGCGTGAAAAGTCCTGGCACCAGACAACAGTGGGAGAAGTTGTGAAGGAAATCGCGGGCAGGCATAAATTAAAGATGGCGCTGGGAAAGGACCTGTTGGACAAGCCTGTCGATCATCTTGACCAGACTAATGAAAGCGACGCCAGCTTTTTGATGAAGCTGGCGCGTCAGTATGGGGCGATAGCCTCAGTTAAGGACGGCAATCTGTTGTTTATCCGCCAGGGGCAGGGCAGAACGGCAAGCGGTAAGCCGCTACCGGTTATCACCATCACCCGCCAGGCTGGTGACGGTCATCGTTTTACCCTGGCTGATCGCGATGCCTATACGGGGGTAATTGCCAGCTGGCTCCATACCCGTGAGCCAAAGAAAAAAGAGACAGCAAAGGTTAAGCGCCGTCGAAAGAAAACCACCGCGGCAAAGGAGCCGGAAGAAAAACAGGGAGATTACCTGGTTGGGACGGATGAAAACGTGCTGGTACTCAACAGAACTTATGCAAACCGCAGCAATGCAGAGCGAGCGGCAAAGATGCAGTGGGAGCGCCTGCAGCGCGGGGTTGCAACATTCTCCCTGCAGCTCGCACAGGGAAGGGCTGATCTGTATACCGAAATGCCGGTGAAGGTGAGCGGCTTTAAACAGCCCATTGATGATGCCGAATGGACCATTACCACGCTGACGCATAGTGTCAGTGCAGATAATGGTTTTACTACGACTCTGGAGCTTGAAGTTAAGATTAATGATCTCGAAATGGATTAATGGGTTCTCAAAATTGAATAATGATGTATTATTATTGTGATTTTGGCAAAAGTGGTGGGATAACCGGAATGATGAATTGTCCAGAGTGCGGCCAGGCAGCCCATACAAGAAGCAGTTTTCAGGTATCAGCAACAACCAAAGAACGTTACAACCAGTGCCAAAATATCAACTGCGGTTGTACTTTTGTCACGCATGAAACATTTGTTAGGCATATCATTAAGCCTAATGTGATTTCTTCTGTGCCCCCACATCCGGGAAAAGATGGGCAAGGGCACATGAATTTTTAAAAAGAACCCGCTTTCAAAGCGGGTTCTTTTTGTCGCCAGTCCAAAAGCCTGTCGCCACTTTGCCGCCATTGGAATAGAAAAAGGGGCTACGTTTTCACGTAACCCCTTGTTTTATTTGGTGGAGCTGGCGGGAGTTGAACTCGCGTCCGAAATGTATTTAACTCATTGAAAATAAACAATTCTGTCACTGTGACAGACATCAAGTGCATTTTACGTGCATATTGAGGTCTGTCTAACGTCCTGATTCTGTCCAACATTTTGAAATATATCCCCCGCTACAGCGCGGCTGAAATCGCGGTTTTACCGTCATATTCAGCCAGGTATTTACCGTAGTTGCGGAATATCATTTCCGGCCCTTTGTGGCCCATCTGTCCGGCAAGCCAGAAGAGGTTAACGCCCTGGCTAATATGCTTGGTGGCGAATGTGTGCCGCGTCTGGTACGGGTTACGGTAGCGCACGCCAGCTTTTTTCAGGGTCGGCACCCATGCTTTTTTACGGATAGCGTCGGCGTTCGCCCAGGGTTCTCCCGTTTTCGGATCGCTGAATATGAACTCACTTTTCATAAAGGTGTATTGCTTCTGCGCCTGCAGGGCCGCCAGCGCCTCACTGTTCAGCTCCACCTTACGGGTACCGGCTTTTGTCTTGGTGCCTTTAAGTACCCCTACGACACTGGCCGCCTGAACGTGGGCTGTGTTCGCGATGGTGTCGAGATCAGGCCAGCGCAGCGCGCACAGTTCGGAGCTCCGCAGACCTGTATTGAAAGCAAAGCGGAACAGGTTTTCCCATTCCGGATACCTGCAGCTCTGGTAAATGGCGAGGGTCTCCGCTGGCGTGAACGGGTCAACCTCGTAATCGTCGGCGCTCGGGCTGCTGTCGATAACGTGGTACCGGCTGGCGCTGACGAGTGTTACCGGGTTAATGGTCAGCAGGCCATCCGTAACAGCTTCATCAATGGCGCTGCGCAGAAACGAAAGGTTATTCCTGGTCGTTTTCAGCTTTGTTTTCCGGCTGGCTATCCAGTTTTTAAGGACAGCTGGCGTCAGTTCTGACACGTGGAGTTTATGCAGAGCTGACAGCGCAGACAGGCATTTTTCATAACCGTTGATAGTCGACGGGGACAGGTTGCGGTTCTGGCAGATTTTCAGGTACTCGTCCAGGTAAGACTTTATATTTTTGGTCTTCTTCACTACCCCGAACAGCTCCAGCTTTTTGGAGTTGGGGAAATATTTCGCATATTCAAAGGTGCCACTGATGATCTGGTTTTGTATCTCCCCGAGCAGGCGCTCGGCATACTTCACACCGCGCGCGTTTGCTTCCATTTTGGAGAGGGGCTCCCGGCACAGAACCCCTTTGTATGTGAAAGTGATAACCAGAGTGTCGCCAGTTTTATGCTGGCGGATGGTTACTCCTCTTGGGAGAGATAATGATCCTTGTTCTTTCTTGCCCACTTTGAAACCTCCGTTAAGTCAATCCAGCGTTCTTTAACGCCATCGACTTTTAATACATGTACTCCCTCCTTCCATAACCCCCTTTGTATCCGTTTGTTAACGGCTTCTACCGTTTCCCCCGCGTCCCTGCAGTACGTAGAAAGGGGTACACAGTCAAGACTCATGGCTGACCTCCCGCCCGAAAGCCTGGGCATTTTCCAGTTCATTAGCTGCGTAAATCAGGGCGTTGTGATGTGAGCGAAAACCACCATCGAGTTCGCGAGCAGCTCTGTCGCGCAAGATGTCGATCGCTGACTGATAATCTTCACCCACAGAGGCTGTTTTCATCGTTTCAAGCTCGATAATCTGCCCATTTTTATACATATCCATCAGCAATCCGAATTGTGAACGAGCGGACACGATCAACATGTACCGAATGCTATTTGCGAACATATTGGTGTCTTCATCGTGCAGCAGATCCTCAACGTCATTACCTCCAGTGTTTTGGAATAACGTAAGGTAAGGGCGCATCCATTCAGGCACGGTATAAAGCTCTTTTGCTGATTTGCTCATTGTGCTGTCTCCTTTTCAGCTTCAATAATGCTGTCGACCATCATCATCAGAGAGCCGGCCATGTCGTCGTAGTCGGTCCATGCGCTACTTTCGAAGAACTGAGCAGCGACTACCTGCGCGAGCTGACTCACAAGATACTGGCGATAAGTCATGCCCTGAGGAGAATCAGTGCGAGGGCATGGGTAAGCTGGTTGTTGTCCCGTTTTCATAATCAACTCCCGAAATCCATCAAAAATTTGTACTCAATCAGCGAGCCGAACACGACGGCCACCAACAACAGGCCAAACAGCAGAGAAAGGAAAAGCGCTTTCATTTTCTGTCCTTCAGTTTGCTGTATCGTTCATGGCTCATTACCTCCCAGTTCTGGCCGCCGTCTCGGGACAGCAGCCGCCAGCGGCGATTAACCCTCAGGCTCAGATTTCCGGAGCCGTGCATTCGGCAGGGATGAATCCGCCTGGCCCTGAACTGGCGGAGTACATGGACCGCCTGCAGGTGTACCCACTCAGGAATTCGTATCGCTGTCAGGGCCATTGTCCTTCTCTCCTGCTGGTGGGGTGACCGTGTAACCAGCTTGCTCAGCCATCCACAAAAACGTCTCCAGCGATGCTGTAACCTCGCCGTTATGGACCGGCCGCGCGTGGATAACCTTCCCGTTCTCGATTGTCAGCACGATATTTACTGGTTCGTGCGTGATAATTGGTGTCTGATCACTCATGGCTTGTCTCCGCTGTGACTGATTTTTGTTTCTTGGCAAACTCAACCAGCTCAGCAATGAGCTCGTCGATTAATGCCTTTCCGCTTTCTGTCAGGAACTCACCGCTGCCATTCACATCTACGGCGTTGCTGTAAATTCCTCTGATGGCTTTTACGCCGTCAATATTCCCGTATTCACTGAGAGCCAGCTTTTCGAATCGTCTCAACAGACCATCAAGCAGTATTTCTGTTAATTCGACGGTGTTTATTCCCCCCTTAGGCATATTAATAATGATGCAGGTGCTTCCGGTTTTACGCTGGTGGCGTAATAACGCAGCCTTTAAAATTCGTCGGCGATACGTATTGATTAAATTATCCATTTAACACACCTTTCTTTGTGCATCTTCATTTTCTAAAACGATCCTTTCCTCTTCCTCGGTCCAGCTATATACCTGCCCGGCAAGGTCATAAGCCAGACCTAAAAGGCCATCAAGTTGATGGCAGTCAAAATCCTTATGGTGAGCGTGAATTGTTTGCATGAGGAAGTTAAGTTGTTCAGCTTTAATATTCACACCTTGCACGTCTTGGCGATCTTGTGTTGACATGATTTATCTCCCGTATGCTTTCCTAAGATATAAATTCGCGATATCCCAGTAACCGGCTGAACAAAATAACTTTGCAGTATAAAATGCGTTGATGTTTATCATGGTTTTTCCTAAAAAAGTGTATGGAATCCCCTCAGCAATAAAGCTGTTATTTATTTAGGAATCTAAAAAAAACTAAGCGTTGGATCTAATGGCTTGCTCTTCAATTAACCAGGCACAAACATCCCCGGTTAACTTGCTTAATAAGGATGCGATGGCCTCGATTTCTGAATCATCCATTTTATTTGGATATGCCTCCATCATTAGGCAGATTATTTCTGCCTGATGAGCTTTTTCTTTTGCTTGTTCTAATGAGAATTCATGCGCCATGATTACCATCCTTAAATCCGGAAAGGTATGATGCTGCTTGAGAAATTTTATTTGTTGCCATTCCAATTTCAGCAAGGTCAGCGATGATACAGGAAAGGTTTAATATCTTTTCTTTGCTGATTTCTTTGTCTTCAGCAATGGAAAAAATGTTTAAGCTAATATGTTTTATAGCTTCAAAGATAGAAACTGTTTTAGTATCGCAATCTGATGCAATATCTCCATAATCAATACTTGAACAATCTTTGCTGTAGCGAAAATCTGGTATATCAACAAGCTGATATAATTTTTTGATTGTAGGGTTAGTCGTCATCTCACTAGCTCCGTTATTTGCCGATGAAATGAATAATACTAGATGTTTTAGTATCTGCAATACTAAAAGTATAGTTTTATGTTGGTTGAATGCTTACTTGTTGAAATGTAAAGAAATAAAAAAAGCCTATCGAGAGGACAGGCTTTGTACTCTTAGTAGCTAAATTAGAGCCACATCATAGCTTGAACAACGACACCGATGATCCTGCAATTGCCGTTGATTGGGATGAGAGGATACTGAGGATTCAATGGCTTGAGGTAAGTTTTTCCAGCGTCGATTACAAGCTTTTTAAATGTCGCTTCGTTAGCGTCGGTAAGCTTGGCAACAACTAAACTCCCATTGATTGGCTCTTTTCCTGTGTCGACTAAAACGTACATGCCTTCAGGTATGCTCATACCAACAGGAGAAGTCATTGAGTCTCCCTGGACTTTTAACCAGAACCCTTGACCTTCTATGTGTGCATCGGAATCGTACCATTCATCAATGTCTTTGAGTGTGTACGGTTCTATAGCCTCACACCATGCTCCTGCACTTACCCAGCTAATAAGCGGGTATGTCCCTCGCGGCTTGGCCGGGCCATGATAAGTAACGTTTGATACCTGAGATAACAGCTCAGCCTCTTTAGCAAGAGCGGGGCTGAAACTCGAAATCGGCTCATGAAGCAGTTTCGCAAACTTTGCTGCAACTGGAAGATTCAATGGGTTTCGCCCATTCAGGTAGTGACCGACCGCACCTTGAGATATGTCCAGTTCGTCAGCCATATTAGCCTGCGTGATCCCTAACTCTTTTTTCTTCGAGTCATACAAAGCTTTTAGACGCGTTGCGTCTTGAAGCTGCTCTGTGGTCAATCTGCTTTTCTTTTCCATGGGCTGATTTAATACCAAAAGTTTGATTATGTCTCCTACCTATAGTACCCTTCATTTTAATACTTTTAGTAGTATTTAATCGTAGAGGACGTATGAACCAGATTACTCTTAAGGAATACGTGAAAGAGCACGGCCAGGTAAGAGCTGGCGCAGCGCTCGGAGTAACGCAAATTGCCATAAGCAAAGCATTAAGAGCCGGTCGGGAAATCTTTGTTGTGATTTCTGAAGAAGGGACTGTTTCAGCTTTTGAAAACAAAGCATTCCCATCTAAGCGGCGAAGCGATGAAACCAGAGCCTGAGTTACTCAGCATCTTACCTTCCGATTTCAGTCAGGCGGATGCCGAGTGGATCAAGCAGCAGTTACTTAGCCTGACACCAACTGCACGACAAAAAGCTATCCAGCGTTATGCAGCTGTGTATCAGGAGACGTTCGAAGCTGAACCCGTTTCCTACCGCAAGGAGAACCGGGCAAGGCATGAAGCAAACACAAGGCTTCGCCTGTTTGTGAGAAATCAGGGCAGAGCTTTACAGGGGTATACCGCCGAACCTCCCCTGGCTGGAACGCAATCGCGCTCCTGATTGTTTCGGGTTTAAAGGTACCCGAACAGAAGCAGGCTTAAAGGTGCCTGTTCAGGTTGGCAACCAACTGACCCAACTCCTCATATGTACTAGGGAAGTAGTACGTTTTTATGGGGAAGAGGGAAAGGG